CCGAAATTATATTTTATTCCTGATATTTCTATTTTTGTTTTGTGCATAAGTTTAAACGCTTGGTGCTAATGGATCAGTTGTTGATATTGCTCCAGATCCATCAATAGTTAATGAGAAAGTTGCAAACTCATCACCAGTAGGAGCTTCAAGCCCTAAAGAAGTGATGATTCCAGTTCCATAATAAGTTAAATTAGTAGAGCCTGAATCCATTTTCCAATTTACCGTTTCTTTTGATTGTTGAACCGCTAACAAATAATCGTGTGATGCTTTTGTATCATCACCACCTACAGAAGTAGTATCGATTGCTATTGCGTCAGCCGTTAATGTGTACGAGAAAACTCCCGCTTGCTTTTCAATTACTCCAGGAGCACACTTTGTTTGAGATTCAATAATACCTAATTCAGTATCTAATGAATTACTCGTAAGACATGCAACGGGTCTGTAAAGAGATCCATCATGCACATAAAGGATAAGTCCTTCACCTTTTATTTTATCTGCCATTGTATTTTTATTTTAAATTAATGTTTAGTCTTAAAAAAGAACGAAAAATGTTTTCCGTATCTGTAATTGTTTCCAAAGATGTTTCGTAAGTTATATTTTGCGTGACATTGGTAAAACCTTGTATTGTTAATTTAGGGTTTAATACATCCATAATCGCCTGCTCTATGTCATTTAATAAAACTCTACTTCCTGAGTTTCCTGCGCTAGTTGTTTTTGTATAAATCTCAATTAGCAAAGATGTCTCCCAACTCCACTCACATTTTGTACTTTTGTCAACTTCTTTTGTCTGAGCCGTTAATAAAATATATTCGTTTAAATTAGCGTTTCCCGTTACTCTGGAGTCAAAAGTTTTTATGTTTTTAGTATTTACAACTAAGTTATTTGTAGCAGTAAAAACCGCAAGCCTTACAAATTTATCTGGATTGACTGTAACCATGTTGTAAAAGTACAAAATTATTTTATATGTTCTAAAAATATATTATCTTTACATATCGAAAGTTGCGGTTCGATATAGAAAGAAATTAATTTAAAGATACGTTAGTAGAGTCCGCAACACTCGAACGCGTATCTTTTTGTATTTATGGAAGAAATTTGGAAAGATGTGCCTGATTATGATGGCATGTATAAAGTTAGTAATTTAGGACGTGTTAAAAGTTTGAAATGCGGAAGAGACTTAATAATGACAGCTAACCCTAACTCAGACGGTTATTTAAGGTTAAATTTAACAAAAAACGGAAAAGGCAAAAACTTAAAAGTACATCAATTAGTGGCTGCTGGGTTTTTAGATCACGCCCCATGCGGACTAAATTTATTAGTTAATCATAAGGATTTTAATAGGCAAAATAATAATGTAAAAAACTTAGAAATTGTTACGCCACGAGTAAATGGTAACAAAAAACATTTAATATCATCTAGCAAATATACGGGAGTTAGTTGGGTAAAATCAAGATCTAAATGGTTAGCACAAATTTTAATAAATGGCAAACAAAAAAACTTAGGAAGATTTGATAGTGAATATGATGCGCACATGGCATATGAAAAAGCATTATTGGCAGTTGCGAGAGAATAGCTTAAAAATAATTATATTCGTCTATTTAAATTTCTTAATAGTTTTTTAAGATTATTTAAATAATCAGTCTTACCTTTTTTGTATGCTGGATACAAAAAAGGTTTCGGCGAAATTCCGGCTCCCAATATTTTAGCGAAAATAGCATAAGCATATTTTTCATCTATTCCTTTTGAACGGCACCAGATTTTAATGCTTTCTAATCCTTGCTCCCAACTACCTATCCTTTGTCCTCTAAATGAATTAGCCATATCTTTAAACTCGTTTGGAACATTTACTTTTGCTCCTGTACCAAATTCCATATAGGCTCCGTAATATTCATTTACGGTTACCGCCCATTTAGACGGCTTTATTTTTCTTCTGGATATAGATTGTCTTAACTTGCCAAAGTTAGCTGGGGCGCGTTGTTTTGCATCACCTTCAATCTGCATTGCACTAGCTTCTGTCTCGGCATTTATTTGTCTAATCGCATCAGCTCCGAAAGCTTTAATTTTGCGTATAGTTTCATTAACACCTCTTACACCGCTAGCCATTATTTATAATCATAAGATAAACACCAAAACATAAAAAATAAATCCCATCCGCCTTTATTTGCCGAAACAAATCCACCTTCATCAAAACACAAACCAAACATAATTTGATTATAGTTAGTTGAAAAATAAAATCTATTTAATACTTTAGTTGCCATTAGCAATAATATTTAATTCTCTGAATAATTCATCATTGTATCGAATATCATTTACTACTCTTTTTATTCCGCGATATTCAATCATTAAATTATCAATGTTGTCAGGTGTTATTTTAGGTGTAGCACGAATATTGAACGACCAATTGTCTTTAATATCGGATTTACCTATACTATAATCACGATATGCAGAATTCTGCTTTAATTCAGCCCAAAACGAGCCAATTAAAACTTCTGTTACGGTATTGCCACCGTAACCGTCCGGCACGTTAGTTGTACTGTAAATTTTAATCCTTTTATCGTATTGTCTTGCTAGCATTATATAAATCTTTTTTCAACATCCAAAGCTTCAGTTACACTAATCGGTATCATTTGGCTATTTATTTGTTTCTCGCTTTCGTAGTACCACACGTGCAATATTTGTAATGCAGATTGAATAAAAATATCTGGCACATCTTCGGGTGTTGCATATCCTACGTTTAACGTAACGGTTTTAGCATCAGGATAAATAGTGTACATTGTACGAGTAATTGACCACGGTAACGGATCTGTTGGCGATACAACCGAGTTAATCGGATAATCGTAAACTTTTACCTGACATGACCCATTATAAACAATATCACGTGCATACATAAAATGTCTTGTTCGTTGCTCAACATATCGTAATGATGCATTAATCATTGAAGTTATTTCCGTGTCATCCTCTGTTAAATCAGGGTCAATACGTAAATAGTTTTTAGCTCTTGCAAGTGGTATAACGTCGATGTAAGCCATTATAAGTCTTTGTTTAAATGCTTAATGTGTTTGTCGTGTTCTTCTGGAGTAAAAACAGTAGTAACACCATCTTTGCGTGGTTTCTGTAATTTCTTTCCTTTTGGTTCTTTATAAGGATTGGATTCTTTTACAAGTTCGCCTACTCCGGTTCTAATTAAATAATTACCTCGCTTATTTGTAACCTCAATAGTTTGAGTTGCTTTATTATCCAAATGATCTTTTAATAATTTGATTTTCATAACTATTAGTTTTATAATTTCAAAGATAATAAAAATATTGTTGCGTATTTAAAAATAATTATTACATTTACACCATTGGAAGTTAGTATATTAATTTGAACACATCCATCCAAGTTGATTCGAACAACTTTAAAAAGGACACAACGTATGAAGTGATACGTATCTAAATAGTAATCTAAAGCACCTTTTAACCGAGGTGCTTTTTTAATTTATATATGTTATGAAAAACCAATTCAGAATACTAAAATCAAAATATGGTTACTTTTACATAGAGGGTAAAGCACAGCCTATGTTCTTTGAACTGTCTTACTTTGAATTCTTTTTGGAGTCAGTTTTAGGAATTAAAAAATATGTTTGGGCGCGTGATTACACGTATCAGTTTAAAACAGAAGAAGAAGCGCAAAAACACATAGAAAATAATATTTAATTTATATAGTTATGAAAGTAATAATAGAAAAAGAAGAAGCTAGCATAATACAATTTGACCCTGATGCCGAATATCCTGTTCTAAGGGATTTTATTAATTATGCTATGATAGGCACTGCCAAAATATCTTTAGAAAATGGCATAATGTATGCTGAATTAAATTTACGAGTTAATATTAAAGGCTATCCGGCTATTGGATATGTAACCGTCAACGAATCACAAATTAGTTATCTTGAAGCTGTATCAATTTGCGCCAGTCCTAACGAAGATAAAAGCATTGAACCAATTGAATATAAAACTAAATAATCATGAAAGAAATATTCCAAGCAATAAACGAATATCCATGGACTACATTTTTTTGTTGGTTAATGGTTTTGTCTGTAGTGGCAATTTATAAAAATAACGATAAAGAGTAAATTTATGAAACAATCAAAATGTAATCATGGCACGCTTAAAAAGTGCGTAAAATTAGGAGAGAAAGAGGTTAAATTTCCAGATGTAGATTATCCATATAAAGCAATTGAGTTTTACATGTGCGATAAATGCAAAAAAGAATTTAATATTATTACATCTGTGAATGAATCAGGTATATTGCCCACTGATCACGATGTTATGCAAGCATGCATTGATCAAATAAAAGAAAGTGATTTTGAAGTACCCGATCCTTATTATTGGTCAGAATCAGACGAGGAAGAGTTTTACGAAAATTTAACCCCTGAACAGAAAGAATTTCATAATACCTTAGAAGAGGAATTTCTTAAAATTCCATTCAACACACATTTATATAAAAAACAAATAAATATGAGCGAATTTAATAAGTACAGAAGAAGTCAAATTGCTGAAATAAGAGAAGTAGAAGATTTTGATATAGGTTGTTTTAAAGCCTATGGAAAAATAGAATACGAAACTACAGGACTAGTTTCTATTAGCCAAGCGGACTTAGACAATGGAAGTCCTAAAATTGGAGATATGATTGGGCGTAATCCTAAAAACCATAAAGATCAATGGTTAATTGCAGAAAAGTATTTTAAAGATAATTTTGAACAAATAGATTAGTGGTCCAGAGGAATTGTTTTTAACTAAACAGAATAAAGACGCCAACATTGCGCTTGGAAACTACGGTTCAAGTCCGTTCTAATCTAACTAAAGCCTGTACTAATCTACAGGCTTTAAAATAACAATATTATGAAAAACAATAACCGAAATAGAAAGCTAGAATACATTCGCGAAAAGAATAATTACAGACTTGGTAAAAGACCTTTTACGGTATTTTCTAAGATAAGTAATGAATTTATGAACGATGAAAAAGCATTGGAGCAGGCTATTATAAAGATAGTTAATGACGCATCTAAAGAGTTTAAAAACAAATTCAAGTTTTTTCTAAGACGTGTAATTATTAGGTTTGGCGATAACTACGATGATTTTATTAAAGATCAAAAAACATTAAGAATAGAATTAACTAATAAAAAATCATGAAACTAACACCGCCAAACCTCTTTCAATAGCCGATAAAGCGCGTTCTTTGGGCAAATCAATAACCTCTCCAATTGCGTATTTTTGTACCACTGCAATGATCTTTACAGTCATTACATTTTCTTTATACCATTCTAAGCACGAATCAAAGAATTCAATCCAATGTTCTTCTTTGCCTAATTCCTCAAATTCAGGTACTTTTAAATCCCTACGTAATAGATCATCAAACGGTATATTATCCATTTCAAAAGGCACAATGTAACCGTTAACACCGTTAGTAATTTGTTCTTTACCGGATGCAAAAGGAGTTATTATACATGGCGTTTTTACCTGCATTGCTTCGTAAACTGAATAAGCAAACCCCTCTGTATCGGATAACTGTACTAAATAATCGGCTTTGTTGATTTCTTTGTGGGGTTCTCGGGTTATTCCGTGAAAAATTACCTCTGGATGTTGTTTAAATGATTTTACAATTTCCTGTGCGTATGGGTTTGCAGTATTACCGTAAATATTCCAAACATAATCAATGTTATTTGATTTTAGCTGATCTGCTAATTTAAGCATCCTTTTAAATCCTTTCTCGCCTGATAGTCTGCTACAAGTGATAAGCGTTAGTTTTTTATTTTTAGGCTTTTTATCTATCTTAATTTTATTATCTAATAGATTGTAAATTATAGCATCACACTTATAAGTTGTAACTATCTCAAATGCTTTTTTCACATCCTCACCAACGCAAAAATGATGTGTGGTTTTTTCATGTTTAACGTACTTAAAATTCCAATGCTCAATTACATTGGAATAATTAGCATGTATTGCCTGAGCATAAATTTTAGCGTTTATATTTCCAAATGGCGAATATCCCCAAGCCGTAGAGTTAATAAAATAATCGAAAGTATATTGTTGGTTTCGCTTAATTTGAACAATATTTACATTAGGCGCTTCTTTGAATAAATCGGCACTTTCTACCCATTCATAAAGCAAAGTAATGTCATAATACTTATTCATTCTTTTGCAGAAGTTTTGAACGAAGCGCTCAATTCCGCCAATCGCATTCCAACGACTAATATAAATACCAAGTGTTTTATTTTCCATAAAGTAAATTTAATAAAAAACCTCCAATCTTTCGAAAGGAGGTTTAAATTTATAATTCAATTCCGACTATACAGAAGGAGTTGCCAAAGAACCTTTTACAATAGCTTGATTATTGAAGATTACCAAAGTAATTCTTTCTTCAATTCTAAACATCACTTTGTTTTGTTTAGCCAATTCAGCATCTTCAAACATTCTTAACTCAGGAGCTAATCTGTTTACTAACAAAGTAGCTGTTCTGTCGAAAGCCAAGAAGTTATCAGCACCTAATTGAGTAGTAGTAGCAATGTTTAATCCTGCAACTCTCAATCTTCCATTTTCGAAAGCAACAGTTCCCGGAGGCAAATCGTATTCGCCTGATCCTTCAGCCTTGTTCAATCCGATTTTAACACCATCACGAACATTTAAAATAGCTGTGTTACCTTGATAAAACTCAAAAGTATCTTCCGGAATTTGACCATAAGCAGCGTCTACAATTTTATCAACTGCAGCGGTGAATGTTCCATCGTAAGCCGTTGCAACATCAATAAGCCCTTGTACAGGGTTTGAATCAGCAGTACCATTCAAAATAAAATTGTTCTCAGCTACTTTCAAGCTGATTAACATTTTAGATTGTAGGTAGCTTAATAGCCAATCAATATCGTCTAACATATCACGGTCAACAATAACGTAACCCGCAATCCATTTAACGAACGCTGTTTGAGTAGTTAAATCGAAATCCATTTTTGGTTTATCACCAGAACCTACAACCCATGTAGAAGCTCCGCCCTCTCCACCGTTTTCTTTTGGATAAATGATTGAGCTTTTTGTTGTATTACCTTGTGGCAAGTAATCAGAAAGCCAAACTCTATCGTAAGGATTTACAATAAGTGCATTACGCACGTCTTGCGTGAATGGTGTTGATCCCGGAAAGTTAGCAGCGATAGACATATCGCCAACCGCTTTAAATTCAAATGCCAATTCCGGAGCATTTTTCTTAAAGCTTTGAATAGCATCTTTGTTATCCATGATAACGTCAGCAAGATAATCATTGAAGGTTTTAGTTTCAATATTTTTATCTCCGTTAGCTTGTTTTAGACGAATATCCAATTTATCCAAGTGATCCTGCATTGCAAGTGATCTTTTTTGGAAATCTGCTTTTACAGCGTCAATTTCAGCGTCAATCTTTTCAGATTGTCCTTTATATTTAATTTCTACTTGTTCGATTGCGTTTTGCAAATCAACTTTCGATTTTTCTTCAAATTTTAACGTAAGGTCAGCTTTTAAACCTTCTAATTCCGTTTTGATATCTAATTCCATTTTCTAACTGTTTTTTAATGATTGTCTAAATTCTTTAACTGCGTCGATAATCGGCTGTTCGGTCAGGGTGTTAGATTCTAACGGCTCGTCGGAAAGTGATTTTAATATCGTTTCAATCTCTCTTAATCTGTTATCAGAATAATTAAGATTATATGATTTTTCTATTAACGACAATATGCCGTAATGAGATTTAATACTTTTTATGTCTTGCACTGTTGCAAGTTTGTTGGATGCCCAATTTGAAAGAAAAGAATATTCTCCTAAATAATACTCTTGAATGATTGATTTGTTCTTAACATCTCTCCTTACTGCTTTGTATCCAATTGACAACTCAGCATTTAAGCCGTTGTCAAACATTAACTGAACATCAGTGAACATATCACGTCCCAATTCTTTTTTCATATTGAATTGAGTTTTAGTTAATAATCCGTAAGTATCTTTGGTGTCAATTTCCAAAGGCACTCCAATCATTAAAGTAGGATTGTGATCTTTTAAAACACGTATACGTTTAAAGTTTTCAGTTACCGTTTTATCAAATGATCCAAAGGCTGAAATATCACCATCAGCATCAGAGTTATTGTAAACGTTTGCATAAGCAACTACAATTCCTTTTGCTTCATCTAAATCCTTAAGATCGTAACTTAATTGTTTAAAAGAATCTATTTCCATTACATATTAGTTTTTAATATTAAATTACCCTGAGCATCACGCTTCGGAATAAATGACATTGTACATCTGCAATTAATTACCTCGTTAGGAGGCGCGCCCGTATCACCCGGATATTGTAAAACTGCTCCACTCGCCATTATAAAAGGCTGTTCTAAATCAGTTAATTGATTATCTTCTAATCTATGATCTAAACGAGTTCTATTATCTAAAACTGAAATCCATTGCTTTTGCAATACTAAATCGCTTTGTTCTGCTGTTTTAAATGATGCAAAATTACTTGCGCTAGTTGTTTCAGTTCTTGCAATTCTTAAAGCCTGATATTTATAAAACGCTTGGCTCTTTGAAATTATAGCGTACAATGCATTTCGTAAATCTACAACCGTTGCGTTTTCTCCTAATCCATCTTTAATGCTTTTTATAACTTCCTGAATTAAAGTATCTCTAACACTTGTAATCTTTACACCTCCTTCATTAGACAAAAATAGTAAAATTTCTTTTAACAAATAGTCATTGAATAAAGTATTTGCTTTTGTAACCTTTTCCAAGTCTTTATTCACTCTGTTTCCGTAATCTATACCAATTGTATTGTATAACTCTAAAAACATCTTAAACAAGTCCTCACGATGAATGTTTAACTCAATTATAATCTCGTAATTATTCAAATTAGTATTATCTACAGGAATTCTACTCAGAATCAATTTTATATGTTTCTGAACGATTCTATACGCTTTCTTTTCGTATCTTGGTTGTAGTTTGTTCCAATTTGTCATTATATTTTTTCACCGTATAGGTTAAATCCTGTCTTACACAACATGGCTAAGTGATGATTATATGTTGCGTAATTATCTTTGTGCCTAACTAAATAACCATACTCACATAATATTTTATGCAACCACCATTTAAACGGTTTTGATTTTTTGTTAGTTATTTTTGACCAACTCATAAATTAGCATTATTAATCATTTCAGCACTCACATCATCAATTCTTTGCATTCCGGCACGCATCCAAACAACATCCATTCCTTCATCTGGCAGGGTTTCATATTTGAATACTGTTCTTTTTTCATTTGGCGTCAAGTCAATCAAATTCAATGCTTCGGCTTGCTTTTTCATATCCTCCTGCATCTCCGGTAATTCTGTGCAATCCCATTCAACAACGCAATTCTCATAACCTTTAAATTTAGGTATGAACGATTTATTCCAAGCCGATTGCAACAATATTAAATCAGGTTGTATATCATCAGTAATAAGTGATTTTCTAGCTTCTGCTGTATCTGTGCTTCCAAGTGATGCTTTACCATCAGCGTTTAATAACTCGTCTGGAAAATTAAGCACATTACATATTGTTTTTTGATCCCAATTAAGATAATCAAAAGGCTTTAATTCATCTGTAGTAAGTGAAATCCTTTGGAATCCAACTTCCCCACTTGCTCCGGCTATTTTACCAAGTCTATGAGGGTTTTTATCCATTTCAACTAAACGCTCTTTCATGGACTCGGCTTGTTCAGGTGTCCATGGTGTTCCTTTTCCGTAAATAAAACCAAAAGCTCCTGCTGATTGAAGCGTTTTTATATTGGTATCTATTGCGCTATTTTGAGAATTAATGTTTCTTAATCCGGCTCTTAATGGAGATTGTCCGTATAAATGAGAGCCGGCACGGTCATAATTTGGATTTACGTACTTTACATGAATAACATCTTCTACAGGAAACTGCATATATCCATCTCCATCAATAAGCATGTAGTAATCAATAGGATTTTCATCATACAATAGATTAGCATCTTTCTTAAGTACTATTTGCATTAAATGACTTGGCAAAGCGTAAACCAATTTAGGCACGCCTTTATTAATTCCATCTTCTGCCGATAAGTTATATTGATAGTAATTTCCGGTTATTTTTAAGTAAGTCTTGAATAATCCAATAATATCAGACCAAGTTTGGTTTGGGTTTGGATCATCTAGCGGAAAAGGCTTTTCTTCTGATTTGTAAGCTTTAGTTTGAAGCTTTATACGTTTGATAAATTGCTGTAAAGAAAACAATCCTTTCGTTGCTAAATCCATTTGATTTAACTTTGAATAGCTTTGCTTATCTTCTACCTCTTTTATCGAATAAGGAACTGAAACAGTTTTAACGGTCTGTTTATTTATGATAGAATAAACAGTTGGGTTTTCATTATATCCTTTCTCTAAATATGTTTTATTTTTAGCATCGTATTTAACCATACCCGTACCAATCCACTCATAGAAAGCCTGATTATAAGCATTTCTTGTCTTTTTATCTGTAAGATAGTCGTATCCAACTCTTAACGCTCCTAATAAATCTCTTGCCATGTGTGTAAAATTAATAAAAAAAGTATTAGAAAAAGAAAAAGTCAGGTGTTTTATCTAAATAGAATCTTTCATGTATCATAAACATGTCCATTAAATCTGGAGAATCTCCATTTAATTTAGCTTTCATTTCATCTTTTCCGTTAATTTGAAGCTTTCCATCCATATCAACTTTTTTACGCTTTATTGCTTTTCTTTCATGCATAAAACGCTGTTTAACGGTCATTTTGTCATCATACATAGTATTTGCGACTCCCTCACTTACTTTGTATTTTCCTGCTTTTACTTTATCTCCTGAACGATAATAACATTGTGTTTTTAGATTAGGATAATTTTCTTTTTGTCCAAAATCTTTATCACCTTGCTTTAATTCCGGATTAGGAAACGGACCGCCTCCATTATTAAACGGAATTGACCCAACAATAAAACCATCTATAAAACTCCCCACTCCATCAGCATCATAGCAAATGTTTTTATTAGGCGTTTTTAATTCTTTAGCCATATCGGTAATTACCTCAATAACTTCCTTACCATTGTTCTTGTCCAATATCTTTATCTTGACTAATTCTCTACCCCTCCAACCTCCAACGATGAATTTATTAGATCCTTTCATTGCGATATCCGCAGTAATAAAAGTTTCTTCTGTATCTTCTAACTCATAAACATTATTAAACATACCTCTGAATGATTCATATTCGTAAATATCATTATCCGATAAAACCATTTTCCAGTTACCGTGCAATAACGCTGCCTGAGTCGCAGAATCTTGTGCTAAAAGGTTCCCTAAATAAGCAGGATTAGTTTTAAGTAATTCTTTGTTATCGTAAATACTGCCGGAGATAAAAGTTACTGATTTAACGAACTCATTCGGATCAATTCCGGATTTATTTACAACATCTTCAAGTATGTGCCAACCTTTTTGTATCGCTTCTTCTTTTGAATCTCCCCAAATATAATTATCCCCATCAACAATCAAATAACGTAGTTTTCCATCACGCTCCGGTATTGGCAATCCTGTTTCCGGATCAATCCACCACTCAATAAATTCAGCCACCCAACTATCCGGATCAGGGTTACATGTTGCTCTAACGTATGGATTAACTCCGCATACCGAACGATTACGAGTAAGCAAATAGAAAAACATCTTCTTTGGAAAATGAGTAAGCTCGTCAAATTCAATCAAAGGAATTTGCGAGCCTTGCCAATCGTACATATTTTTATCGTATTCTAAATGCGAAAACTTTACTTTAGAAGCTCCAAAATCCCACTCTAAACTGCTTTCTCTCGGCTTTCCTCCTGCTTGATTATAAATAGTCATTGACGTGTCCCACAAAGCGCCTTCTGCTTTGATTTGCGGTGTAGTTCTTCTAAAACAAACAACTCCAAAGCCCGGGACATCTTTATGTCTTAAATTCTCTAAAAGCAAAGAATAAGTTTTACCTACTCCGGCAGCACCTCCCCCAATTGCAATATCTGCGGAACTGGACAAAAAAGACATTTGATA